GGAGAAGGGGCGATGAGCTACACATACCGGTTGATGCTTCCGCCTGGTGAGCGAGAATTCAGCGAATTCATGATGTACGCCATAGGGCGTCGGGTCAGCGAATATCGCGTGATCGGTAATTCGGCGTTCATCACGTTGGACATATCTGCCCCGGAAACAGCCAAGCCAATTCCCGCTGTTCCCGAAAAGGCATCGAGCACTACGCCGTGGGCATCGCCTGATTTCGCTGCTGCCATGCGCCGAGGCTTGAGCGCTGCCGCCGAATTCGAGCGCGTGCACGGCATGACGCCTTCTGAATATCGGGACCGGGAGAGTGCATTGCGTCGCACTGATCGCGATGCGTGGCAAAGGCAATATGCCGGAAAGTTCTCGCCCGATGTCCTAGCGAGCTTGATTCGGACAAAGACGTTGACGCCGATCCTCACTGATCGCGAGTTCTCCGCCAAGAAGGCTTGCGCGCCCGGTGGCGCGTTCGATCACGCTACGGTGGTACTTGGACGCTCAATCAGCATCGGCGAACGCTTGGAGCGCTTGGAAGCTGCCGTACTGGCGATTGCATCTAACGACCCAGGCGGCCCGATCAAGTCGATACGCGATTTCCTGTCGTACAAGGTAAGCGAATCGCTGCGCAAGGCGCTGGTTCACTTCCCTGCGGAGAAGCGGCCATGAGCATCATCGACGCGTGGCTCTGCTTTGTGTTTATACCGTTCGCGGCGGGGGTGTTGACGGCGTTTATCTGCTGGTCAACGCTTCGGCCTTAACGATTTACAGGGCGCACAGAGATAGGCCGGGATACAGACCGGAGCGCCCTTCTTTACTTGAGTGCCCTTACGAGGAATGCCACTCGGACAGTAATGGTTCCCTTTAGCCGATGCGATCTAGGGTTAGCGACCTGGGCAGAAATGCAGCAAATAGGGGATTTACCGAGCAGTACGGCGTCACGTAGCAGATTGACAGTGCAGGGGCCGGGGCGCATTGCGCCGAACGGCATCCAACGTAAGGACATTCAAAGATCACGCGGGAAGACTGAGCACCAAGCGGTGAGGAAGCACTACGGACGATAGCACTGCCGCCCCTATACACCGGGCCGCGTGCGAAGCGTTGCGCTGGACTGGCGACATATCAGCCGAAAAAGATAGCCCTTTTGTATGCAGGGCTGACGCTGATTAGCCTAGAGTCAAGTGAAAAATATGTGTGCCCGCGTTCAGTTTTCCCGCTCCCCATCCCTAAATTGCCCCATACCGCGCATGTGCGCGCGAGGAACAGTCATGCGCCATTTGGCTGTTCCCTACGAGTCGTTCGGCCCGCGTTGCTGGTGGTGCGCTAGCCTACTGAACGGGCGAGCGCAATGCTGTGACCCGCGCAAGGTCGGGCGTTAGACGAAAGCCGGGTGATTGGCGTTATCCTCCTTCCGTGCTATCCAGATACCTTTGTCGTCGTGAAAGTCGCCCGCTGCATCGAACGTGCCGCTGAAAGCAGCGCCAAAGAAATATTCGCCCGACCAGCCGCGAACGCAAAGGTGCATCAGATATTTGTTCATTCCAAGCTCCTGGGTTAGCCCCTCGCGGGGCCGGGTTGGTTAGGCGACAGGAACGATTTCAGCGCTGCGCATGAAGTCGCAAGCGTAGCAGTTCATCTTTTGATACCGCTCGGCCATGAACGGCTTCATCATGGCTTCGAACGCATCGCAGGCTTCCGAGCGACCGTTTGCAATCGGGCCAACGTGCTTGATTCCGAACCGCTTGTCGATTGCGACTACCCGGAATTGCTCTACTTTCTTCAGTGACTTAACCATTTCGTTCCCCTTCGTGTGGTGAGTGGTTAGGCGCGACGCACGCCGACGACTTGGCCGACAACGCCCAGGCTCAACCAGTATTCGACAACGCTGTCACGGGCCGCTTCAGCGCTAACCGCGTGCATGTGGCAATCCATCGTGCCCTGTTCTGCTTGCGTGTGGCCGTCAACGGTTTGCATGGTGATGATGAAGTGGGTCATTTTCGGCTCGCTCTGTTCGGTTGGTATGAGCGAATACTACCATAACGGTATGAACAGTCAACAAGTATTTTAACTGTTGTGATTAAGGGTGATCTCTATGACGCGTTTAGGTTGGCTTACCGTTCGGCTCCTGCAAACGATCCTGTTCTTTCTCCTGCTGACTGTCGTTATCCCTGTCGGCGTGTCATGGTGGACGTGGTTCGCGATCTACCTGTTTTGGTCGGCTCGCAGTCTTACAGCGTTCATGCAGGGCGAATGGCACGCTCGGAATTGTCGTAAGTGCCATCGCACCAGGCGCGTGTGGAGCAAAATCTGATGCTGCGCTACCTACTCAACGCATACGAGCGCTGGCTACTTGAGCGCGCACAAAAGAAAACGGCCGAACGAATCGGCCAAAGGGTCTTACGGGATTCTGATCACGACCATCTGTTCGACTACCACTGGCGACCGTACGCCTAGTGGATGCCGTAGATAGCCACGCCAACCAGCAGGAATATGACGAACGCCCCGACAATCACGCCAAGGATTTTGAATCCATACGCGTCACGCTGGCGGCGCATATCGATGATGTCTACTTTTACTCGTCTCGTCATGGTGTACCCCTGGTTGATGTCCGCACAGTCTGCGCGGGCTATCTCGCTAAGTAAAGGGCTAGCGCTGGCCCGAACGCGATTGCGAACAGGACGCCGCCCAACAGAAAGTCTTTCATGGTCATTCCTCAAGCATTGAATACTGCTGAACCCGGGGCAAATTCGGCGGACGGGGCTTGTACCAGGGCGGGCGCGGCAAATCAGGGATAACCTGCGCTCCTGCCTTGATAGCTGCCTCACGTTCCTCGAATCGCTCGTACACGGGCTTCCCGGTCACTCCACCTAATGAGCGAGCCATCAGCGAGCACGGAAACGCTGTGCGACCGCTACGCACGCCACGAACAGGCCAAACGCCAGCCACGTGACCACGGGGAAGTAGATCGATGTCATTTCGAAGCCCGATGCGTGAACCACCACGCGAGTCCAGCGAACGCTAACCAAACCATCCACGTTGCGTTATCCATGATTACTCCAATTTCGGTAGTAGTTAAGGGCGTGCGTGATCTGCTCGATGACATCGCGTAGCCCTGCTAGATGCTTGTCGCGGAAACCTGACTGCGGAATGTGCGCCAGGACATTGCCTCGCTCGATACGCGCTGCATTGAGGCAAACGCCCAACGCGTATATGAGTTCAGCTTCCACGATTCGCGCTCAGTGCTGCGATGACGGGCGCAACAAGTATGAAAAACGAGACTGCGAACTGATATGCGGTGCTCATGATCGTTTCCTTTCGCTTCGCTAGTTGATGTCTCATACTACCGAAACGATAGCAAATGCGCAAACACTTATTTCAAGGTTTGTTGCTCGCCGTCCACTTTTGCCAGCGCTCGTAGCTCTGCGAACGTTGCGCCTTGGTCATCAGCGATATGCCGAGCATTTCGAAATCGATGCGCGGCGTACTGAGCCACGTAGCGCGGGTAGCTCGCTCTTTCCAGGCTAGCCACGCACCGTTGACGATCTTTGCTGACGCTTTGACCAATTGCGGAATGCCAGCCCGCCACGCGTCGAATTCCTCGCGCTCGGCCTGCTCGTTCTGCTCGGCCGTGTGATCGTCGTCTAGCCAGATGTCGGAATACCCGGCATATCGCAGCGTGGCGAGCGTACGGGCCGCGTCGATGTCCTGGGCGAACACGTGCGCGATGGACACGGGAAGGCGCACGCAATAGCGGTTGAGGTTCATTTGCTGGCCCCTATCGCATCGCTTGGCGCATCTGCGGGGCCTTTGAACGAGCGTAGACGTAGCTCGACCTCGCCATAGCGGACGTACGTGCCGTTGCGATGCTCGACCATGCCAACGCCGGTCTGGTACGAATAGCGCGCAATTGGCAAGCCGTCTTCATCAGGTCCGAGAATGTTTGCCGGTCGCGCATCTGCGCCCTGCGTGGGGGCGGGGTGACATGCATCGCATTCGTGAAGATGTTTGCGCGTTGCGTCGCTGGTATGCCAAGGGTCAGGCGTTTCGGCACCGCAAGAATCACACTTCAATTCATCGTGTTCTGCATCGCCTGGGGTAGCGAGAAACAACTTAACGCCTTCGCTAACCTTCAATTCCGGGTGTGCTGCTGCGAATTCCTCCGTATAGCCGATGGCATTCAGCACGGCTACTAAGGTGTCCATTGCGTCCTGCGCCTCGGTCTTTAGTCGCCCGATCATCGCGTCCAGCATTCTGGTTTGGTCGCGCAGCAGTGCATTTTCTGCCGTCAGACCAGCCGGGTCACACATCGTTTCCAAGTCATGCACGCGGGAGTCATAGTCAGATGCAAGAACAAACTCGCGCATTTGGTCCATGCCGTCGATGTTTGCATCCAGCGTGAATCGCTTAATTTCGCTCATGATTTATCTCCGTCCGTAGACGCTGCAAGGAGGGCGTAGAAGTCGGTAAGCGTGCTGCGTGCGAGCCGATACCCTTCACGTACTCCAGATGTGTATATCGGATGCAGGCCCTGTCCGCGGTCGTTTCCCACGCGGTCAAGCCACGCCTCAACTACGGCATCGGTTAGTGCTTCACGGGCATCTGCTACAGGCACGTTCGCTTCGGGACTGGCAGGGGCGGCGAATCTAGACCAGCAGGATTTGCAGCGCAGAGCATCCACATGCGCATCACGCGTCTCAGCGATATTTCCGCAAGCGCAGTGCAGTGCAGTCGGCGCGCTTCCAGTGGTCGGAGCGGTGGATTCGAGCGAACTAGGATTGAGCGGGCATGAGAAGCCCTTGCAATACGCCCCTTCCGGTAGTTTCTTTTCGCACTTCGAGCATTTGACTGCCATTTGGCCTCCTGTTGTGATTACGCCAACACTACCTTCTCGATAGTATTTGCGTCAATGGTTATTTGATGGGGATTATGCAAAGCTCCATTCGTGCGGGTTGCTGAACCTCCCCGCCATGATGTCTAGCGCATAGTTAGCTCGGCGCAATGTCTGCTCGGCGTGCCCTATTTGCGCTTGCTTGCGGCGAATGAATGACTCTTTTGCTAGAACGATGTCGGGATAGGCAAATCGCTTACCGCCGTGCTTGCGATCTGGCGCAAGAACGAAGCGGCGCATCCCATAATGATCAATCCAGAATCCGCGAGGCGTCCGCTTGGTGATGGCGAACTTGCGTAACTCAACTTCGAGGCCCGTTGCGTACTCGTCGCCGGTTGCGAAGTCATCGAACCGGAACAGAAACTCGCTTGCACCTGTTACGCCGTAGCCCGACGATAGAAGCGCTGGCTTGCTGAATGTGTTCATTGATTGGTATCCAAAGACGGCAAGTTTGATAGGGCCACACGTGAGCCGCGTCGATTGCGCACTGCCCCGTGGTATTGGCGACGATTCGATTCGCGTCCGTGCCGGTGCGTATGAAACTGCCGCGTGCGCAGTTCTCGCAGCGCTTTGCCGGGTTCTTAGGCGCGCTCATAGCACCGACGCAGCGCAAAGACGTTGCTAGATGCGAACAGGTCTAACCAGTCGCATCCTTCCTTGCGAGCCGTTGTGACGCATGCGAACGCCTCGGTAAAAGCTGTAACGACGCCGACCAAGCAACCGTCCGACTCGCGGAACACGTAGAACCGTTTCATTTATTGCCCCTAGCACCAAACAACATCGTTATATGAGACGGAGCGAATGACTTTCCCGTTGTCGCACACGTCATAGTGATTTCTGAACAGCGCGAGATAGGCAAATACCCTGCGTGCTGCGTAGACGTAATCGGAATAGAACATTTTCGCTCTCGTGTTTCCCTGGCTGATGCCAAATACTACCGTAATGGTATTTTGCACGTCAATACCTTTTTAGGAGTATTTGGTTATGCGTCCACTTTGCGGGGCAAAAACTCGCACGGGCGCTCCGTGCGGAGCCAAGGCAGTAAAAGACGGCAAGCGTTGCCGCATGCACGGCGGGGCAACGCCGAAGGGCATCACGAACGCGCTGAAACAAGGCATATACGCCCGCGTTATCCGTCCAGAACAACAGGCTAGCGCTGCGTACATTCGCGCCAACCTGGGTAATGTCGATGACGAAATCGTGATCGTGCGCCTACAGCTAGAGGCAACGCTTGCTGCTCAGAACGCCGCGATGGTGAACGACCAAAACGGGCTTGAACTGCAAAAGTTCAACGATAAGGAATCGACCGAATATTCGGCTGGCCCTGAGCGCGTTTATGAGCGAGTTGACTACAACGCGCACATTGACCGCCTCACGGCGCGCATAGCGTCTCTTGAACGCATGCGCATGGAGTTGATGGAGGCAGAGCGTAACAAGCCGCCTGCTGATGACGATGAGCCCCCGCAATGGGTGATTAGCGTTGTCCCGCCCAAGGTGAAGTGATGGGGCGAATCATCCAGTCACAGATGACTGAGCCGCAAGCTCGGTTCTTCGCGCTCGACGCCAAATATCCCGCGTTCGTCGGCGGGTTTGGTGTTGGAAAGTCTGAAACGATGGCGAACTGCGCGATTCGTGATGCGATGCAATCCAGTTCGTCACTTATCGCCCTGTATGAGCCGACTTACGACCTTGTGCGCCTGATCATGGCCCCGCGCATGGAAGAAAAGTTGTCTGAAATGGGCGTTCGGTACAAGTACAACAAAACCGAAAACATCATTTACACGTCGTCACCCGGCATTGGCGATTTCATTTTGCGGACGCTGGAAAACCCCGCTCGGATTATCGGGTATGAAGCGTACCGCTCGCACGTTGACGAAATCGACACGCTGAAGAAGGCGCAAGCCTATCTGGCGTGGCGAAAGATCATCGCTCGTAATCGCCAGAAGTTGAAGGATAAGCGCGGGAATCAGCTTCCAGGCACGTTCAACCGTGTGAGCGCATACACCACGCCTGAAGGCTTCAACTTCGTCTATGAGACGTGGAAGAAATCGCCTAAAGCTGGATACGTGATGATCCAGGCCCCCACGTGGTCTAACCCGTGGTTGCCGGATGACTATGTTGACAACCTGCGCGACAGCTACCCGCCGCAGTTGATCGAGGCGTACCTAGCTGGCGAGTTTGTGAACCTGACGCAAGGAACGGTGTATCTCTGCTTCAACCGTACCGAGTCCGTAAAGCCTTGCCCGTATAACCCTGCTCTGCCTTTGCATATCGGGATGGACTTCAACGTCAACCCTATGTCGGCGTCTGTTCATCAAGAGCAGCCAAACGGCGAGATTTGGTGCGTTGGCGAGTTTGCCGAAATGACCAGCAACACGCACGACCTAGCCGACAAGATCATTGCGCGCTACGGCAAAGAGTCATTCGACCCGATGAAGCCAGACCTGTCGCACATAACGATATATCCAGACCCGGCCGGGACTCAGCAGAAAACTAGCGCGCAAGGGAAAACTGATATTTCGATCCTTCGAGAGAAGGGTTTCAACGTCATCCATATGAATGCGCATCCGCTCATTCGTGATCGTATCAACTACGTGAACGGCTGGTTGTTAAACGGCCATCGAGTGAGGCGTTATTTCGTTGACCCGTCATGCGAGAACGTAATCGAGTGCTTCGAACAACTCGTGTATGACCCGGCCACGGGCCAGCCAGATAAAAAATCAAACGTCGATCACATGCCCGATTCGGTTGGTTACTACCTCTGGACGAAACACGTGTGGATTCCAGCGCAACGCATTCAAACCGGACACATGAGCCGATAACTGGATCGATCCTATGACGCGCAAACACATCACATCGTGCCAAGTATTCCCGGTCGGCAAGTATGAGCGAGCCGACATCGAAGAAGCGATTCAGGAGGCATTCGACAACACCGTCCGCGAAGGCATCGTAATGACGCGCCTACCCGATGGTGGCCTGATCGCATCGCATCAAAAACCATATGTCCCGTACTAGGAGGCCGCTATCTGGCTCACGCTCAAAGCAACGCGCACGAAGGATAACGACCTACCTCAACGCGCGTTCGACATCACTTGTCTGAACACAGTATTAGACGGCACGTTATACGACAACCTGCCGAATTCATTTCATACCGAGAAAAACGAGGCTGAAGAATATGTCAAGCTGAGGGATCGTCGGCCATCTGTTCGCTATGCTCTATGCCGAGCAGTCGTAGACGATTCAGTCGGATTGCTCTTTAGTGAAGAACACTTTCCAAGCGCGAAAGTTGAAAATCCCGACACGGTTGCGAGTCTTGCGGCAATCGTTAAAGATTGCTCGCTTAACGAGGTAATGATCGATGCCGCTACACGCGGTTCGGTTGGTTCAGTCGCCATTCAAATGCGAGTCCTGAATAGTCGGCTTTTCTTCAAGGTTCTGCCGACGCAGTTCCTTACGCCGACATGGCAAGACGACGCCCCCGATACGCTGACACTGGTAACGGAGAAATACAAGACAAAGGGCAAAGCGCTATTCGACTTGGACTATCCGATCAGCCCGGATGACTTCGCCGCTGATTTCTGGTTTCAGCGGACATGGGATAGCAACGCTGAGAACTGGTTCGACCCGTGGCCCGTTATCCCCAAGAAACTGGACTACGTTCCGGTGATCGATGCGAAGCGCAGCAAGTCGCACACGCTCGGCTTCGTCCCTATCGTGTGGATCAAGAATCTGCCCGGAGGCGATGACATCGACGGCGCATGCACGTTCAAGCTCGCCATCGACACGAACATCGAGATTGACTATCTGCTTAGCCAGGGCGGGCGGTCGCTGAAATACAACCTCGACCCAACGATGATGATTAAAGAGCCAACTATGGGCGCTGGCGGGACGTTGGTGAAGGGAGGCGGTAACGCAATCGTGGTTGGGCCGGATGGCGACGCCAAGATGCTGGAAATGACTGGAGGCTCTATCGATGCCCTTCTCGAATTCGTGCGCCTTGCTCGGCAAGTCGGGCTCGAGTCGATCCACGGCAACAAGGCGGACGCAGACAAGATCGCCGCGGCACAATCCGGCCGCGCTATGGAACTGATGAACCAGGCGCTTATCTGGCTCGCTGACAAGCTGCGCATCAGCTACGGTGAAAAGGGCTTGCTCTCGCTCTACAAGATGATTGCGAAGGCATCCCAAAAAACCGGCCTGAAGGATTCCAACGGAAAGGACATCGCGCCCATTTCGACGGATGAGCCGTTGGCGCTCAAGTGGCCTAATTGGTACGCGCCAACGTTCACCGACAAAACGAACGAGGCTAGCACCCTGTCGTCGCTCACCACGAGCGGAATTCTCTCGAAGGAAACCGCAACGGAATCCATCGCTGACCAATACGACATCGAAGACGTTCCCGCCGAACTGGCGAAGATCGCAATCGAGCAGAAAGCCGCAGCAGACGCAGCGGTTGCCCTCGCAGTAGCAACCAAGCCCGTCCCGGATTCAACCGGCGACTAACACCGCGCACGATGCGCAACACCGAACGGCCCGCTAGATGCGGGCTTTATTCATTTCTATAGGATCGGGCTGAAGCCCATACCAACTATGCGCATTTCTTCCTTACTCGCTCACCTTCTCGGCTTCTCCCTCGCTCGCTCGTATGTCGATGACCCGGACGCTGGCGGCGGTGGCGATGCAGCCGCCGCTGCTGCTGCCGCTGCTCGTGCAGCGAACCCGCCCCGTGAATCGTTCTCGCGTGAGTACGTATCTGAAATCCGCGAAGAGGCCAAGTCATGGCGCGTCAAGTTCCAAGAGCGTGATGTGGCGCTCAAGGAAGCGAGCGAAAAACTCACCGTTGCCGAGAAGGCCGCTCAAGAGGCTGGCACGAAAGCTGAACAGGCGGCAAATGAGCGCGTGATGCGTGCCGAACTGAAGGCCGTCGCACTCAAACATGGCGTGGTCGATATGGACCTGTTGAAGCTTATGGACCTTTCGGCGGTCAAGTTGCTGGAAAACGGCGACATCGAAGGGGCTGACGCTCTGTTCGAAGCCGCGAAGAAATCGAAGCCGCATTTCTTCGGAGCGGTATCGACAAGTTCGACCGCCAAGACTCCGCCAGTTGGCGACCCAAAGGTTACGGATGCGCGCAAGCAGACGCCTGAAGAATACGCCGCCTCGAAGGCCGCATATCTGAAGGCGAACAAGTAACAGCCTGATCCTTCCGCAACAAATCGAGTAGTTCCCCTGTAAATAGCGGCCCGCCAATGTGCGGGCCGTTTCCATTTGAAGGCATCACAATGGGTATTCAAGCATTCCCGGCCGCGCTCGTCCCGGCTATCCAAACCGGCATGTTGGCGCGTGAATTCGAAACGGGCCTGCAATCGGTCCTGACGTATCGCGAAGTTGCAGACCGCGAAATCTTCCCGGCCGCCATCGGTGAAACGCTCACCAAGACGCGCAAGGGTTTGAAGACGCCAGTTACCACGCCGCTGGTTCCCTCGACCAATACCAATCTAGACAACGGCTTGACGCCGAGCGGATGGACAATCGAGCAATACACGCTTGCGGTCAACATGTACGGCGATACCATCGATCTGAACATGGTCACGTCGCGCGTTGCCATCGCATCGCAGTTCTTGCAGAACGCGAACACGAACGGCATCCAGGCGATGCAGTCTGTTGATCGGATCGCGCGCAACGTGATTTTCGGCGCGTACCTGTCGGGCAACACCCGCGTGCGCGTCACGCTCGGCTCTGCTGGCGCAACCGTTTCGGTGGATGACATTCGCGGCTTCCAAACCGCGTTTTCGAACGGCATTCAAGTGCCCGTTTCGTCCAGCTTCCCGCTTACCGTCACCGTTGGCTCGGATGTCTACACGCTGACCGGCGCGACCGCTGACGGCACCAACGTGTCTACGGCTTTCGGCGGTATCTCGGGAACGCTGACGTTCACCACGAACGTGACCGTGGCCGATGGAACGTTGAATCAGCCGGTGGTCGCTGCTGTCGGTTCGTCCATTTTCCGCCCGAACAACCGCGCTACCTGCGCGCAACTCGTGGCTGGCGACACAATCACCATTGCGGTCCTGTTGAACGCCGTTGCGACACTGCGTTCGAACCGCGTCCCGACGATTCGAGGTCTGTACAACGCGTATCTGGATGACCGCCAAATCATCGGCCTGTTCGCTGACCCGGAATTCCAACTGCTCTACCGTGGTCAGTACGCATCCACCGCGTACCAACAAGGCCAGGTGATGGAAATGGTCGGCATGCGCATCATCCCGACAACGGAAGCGCCGCAGCAAGCATCGCTCGGCGCTGGCGTGATCCACCGCGCACTCGTGTGCGGCCAGGGCGCAATGATCGAGGGCGACTTCGCGGAAACCGGCTACAGCGATGTGGCGGGCGACGAAGGCTTGGTCGAAATGCTCGACGGCGTGGCGATGGTGACTCGTGAACCGCTCGACCGCTTGAAGCAAATCGTGGCGCAATCGTGGTACTGGATCGGCGGCTTTGCTGTGCCGACCGACATCACCGCTACGACCAACATTATCCCGACCGCGACGAATTCGTACTTCAAACGCGGCGTGATTGTCGAATCGCTGTAATCGACCCGTAGCGATGTGGGCGCGCTTCCAATGGTGAAGCGCGCCCCGCCCCACACATTCCCAGGACAGAACATGGCAACGAAAAAGCCAGTCGCAACGACTGATGCAGAAATTCCAGAAAGCGTAAAGCTTGCCGCTCCGCACGGCTTCTATGACGAAGCGGGCGAACTGCAAGCATGGTTGCAAAACGAAGTCGTCACCGATGCAAAAGACATCGCATTGCTGATCGAGCGCGGCGCACGCCTGTTCGGTATCGGTGATGAGCCAGCGGAACCCGCTAAGGCGGCGTAATGGCCTCGCTAACCGATGCGCAATTGGTGGACTGTCGGCGGTTCTGTGGTTTCCCATTGTTCGGCGGTCAACCGGTGCAGGCGTTCGGTTATCGCTTCTTTCAGTGGTACGGAACGCTCGAATTCCGCATGAACAACATGGACCCGGCCGAAACGGTTGTCGTGACGAACTATCTCACGCAATTGAACCTGCTGGAAACCGCGATTTACGGAACGTCCGCGAATCTCGATACCGATGTTGCCGCCGTCTGGACGCACAACAAAAACGAGCAGCGCGACCGCGAAGCGTTGTTTGACTCGCAACGCCGCCGTTTGTGCGCGTTCTTTGGCATCCCGCCCGGTCCCGGCTTGAAAGCTGTTTCCAGCGGAATCAGTTTTGAGGTCTAAATGGACGGCGCGACCCTGCAAGGAAAGATTTACGAAGGCTACGCCAAGGCCGCTATTCGGCTCGGCTTGCCCTTCGCGCAGTATCGCCCTAGCGGAGCTAACAACCCGGTAACAGGAGCGCCGCTGAACGCCTCCATGCTCGCATCGTTCAATGCGGAGGATATGAAGTACGGACGGCCGAATAAATACGGCAAGGCGACGTGGTATTGCTTGGCCGATGGAACGCAACTCGCGGTGTTCGATTATCTCGTCGGCGCGAGCGGAACGTACTTCATCGCGGCTATGCAACCGCTGCTGCCGATCCTGGCCGTTGAGTGCAATCGCACTGTGAGCGTGACGCGCCCGCAGCTACAAACGCAAGTCGGCGGCCTCACGGATTACGAAGGCACCACGGCGGTGAACGAAACGCCGCTCATGGCTGGCTGGCCCGCGTCAATCCTGCAAGGG